AAACGAATTATAAAGGATGTAGATGCTAGATAAATCCACAAAATATAAAGCGGTTGGATGTGCTAATAAGTCATTGCATTTTTTGCAACAACTGAAAAAGCACGTTCAAAGTGGGAATGGATTTACCCAGAAACGCGCAACATATGGATTAATGCTAATTGATGCCTATATTAATGGACAATTTTTAAAAGAGATTCAGGAGTTTAAAGCCGATGACTGATGGATTATATACCCCCTACATAGGGCTCACGGATGAGCGACATACGTGGCGTGTCGAAATCGAACATGGTTTATGGCATGAACCACATGTATTACAACAATATAGAGAAAATAGAGAATCTAATCTCTGGCGCGCAACCAGAGAAGTAGAAAAATTGTGCGAATATGTTTTATTTCTTGAAAACAAGTTATCAAAGCAAGCGGATATTAAATAAGAGGGATTTACTTTGGATTATAAAACTTCACACTATGTTATTGGCGAGAATGAGCCTGATAATCAACCTCAAAAAACCTTATCAGACATTGTTTTCTTAGTCAAAAACCGACTTGCTGCGGCTCTTGCTGATGAAAATTCGGGGCTTTCAGATATTCACCCCAGAGTCATTATCTCAATGGTTATAACGAATATCCTAGTGAATCTACTTTTCAGTTCAATAGCAATATCGGATGTAGGCAGACGCTTGGATATGGTGAATTATAGCTTGGAAGAGATTAGAGAAATGACAATGCACTTATGGGCTTCCATGGAAGCAAGTAGGGATGACACGAAGACCGCACATTAACTTAGAGGTAATTATGACTAATATAATCGGTAGAGAAGATCATCCCGTTTGTTCACCGTCAAGAATCGTGAAAATAAGTCTTGATGCCGATAGTTTTACTACTTTATTGCGTTCAAATATTTCTTGCTATATGAATAAAACTCTGACTCAAGAGCTTATGGAGCAGCTAACTGCACAAATAGTTGAATCTATTGATTATTTTATAAACAAATCAGACGAAATATCGTAATTCCATTTTCATTTTAGAGATTTTTAAGGTAGGATAATTAGGAAGTTTGAAAGGCTTCCTGCCTTTACAACTTTTAAAACAATAAGGTTTTGAATTCTACCGCCAAGTTGACATTCAAAACTGTACTAACAAATTAACCACTCCAGGGCTTTGGCTTACCTGGTAGCTGATGGGCTTCTTGTTTCCTACAACAGCTCATCTAACTAAGGATGAATTATAACATGATTAACCATTTCAATTCAAACATAGCAGTAGCGTATGGTACCAACGCATCGATTTTCATTCAAGCTCTTTCTCAATGGACATTCAATAATCTAGCGAATAAACGACATCTTCATGACGGTTATTGTTGGTCATATAATACACTCGAAGCTTATGAGACCATTTTCCCATGGTGGAGTAAACGGCAGCTTGAGACCATTATTGCAACCCTCGTTAAAGATGGATTAATAGTAAAAGGCAACTATAACAAACATAAGTACGATAGAACGTGCTGGTACGCATTATCGTATATGGCAATGGAATTTTACCCAGAATTGATAACGCAAGACAACCTAAAAGCCTTGCTGGGAACCATTTCCCCGAAATGGGAAATGGAAACCCCAGATTTCTATGGCAACACAATTATGGAAAACCATTTCACCAAAATGAGAAATGGTATTCACCAAAATGTGACACCTATACCAACTATAAACACAACTAGAGATAATATATCTAAAGATATATTAGAAAATGATAAAGAAGGTGACCCTTTGTCCAAACAGACAATACCCTCAAAATCCAGCAACATACGCAGTACCGATTCTTTTGACCTTTCAAAACTAATGGCTGATAACCCACATGATATTAGTGAACAAATGCTACTGGATTGGCTGGAAGTGAGAAAAACTAAGAAAAATAAAGTTACTAAAACAGCTTGGACACGAATAAACCGCACATTAATCCTCATAGAAAAAGAAGTGGGTGTTAGCCCGAAGGTAGCTTTTGAAACCATGGTCGCTAATGCGTGGCAATCACTTGAAGTAAGTTATTTTTTAAAGAAAGAAAACCATGTTGGAAAAGGTAGCGACTTTCCATCGTATGAATAAGGGCAAACAATGCAAGCTAAAGAAGTGTCGCAGCAATTAGCACAACGTGCCGAAGATATAGCTCGTAGACTGTACCCTGATGGTAAACGCCATGGAAGTGAATGGTGTGTTGGCAGTGTTTCAGGTGAGCAAGGCAAGTCTCTTAAGATTCACTTGAAGGGTAACAAGGCTGGTGTTTGGTCTGATTTCGCAACAGGTGACGGCGGAGATTTACTGGACTTATGGGCAAGAAAAAATAATTTAACCATTGGTGAGGCTTTGAAAGAAGCATGTGATCACCTTGGAATTAAAAAGCCACACTTCGAGTTTCAAAAAGCCAAACAGTTCGCAAAGCCTAAGAAGCAGGAATTTAATTTATTACCAGTCAAGGCAACCGCTGCAAGTTATCTTGTGGATGAACGCAAGCTCACTATGGAAACCCTTAATGCGTTTAAGGTTAGCCAGACTGGACAAGACATTATTTTTCCTTATCTACGTGATGGCCAAGCAGTGTTTATCAAGTATCTGAGCCTTGAACGAAAGGAAGGGAAAAAACAAGTTCGCGTTGAAGCCAATTGTGAACCCTGTTTATTCGGATGGCATCTAATCCCTAAGAACGCAAGAAGTGTGACTTTATGTGAAGGCGAGATTGATGCTATGTCGCTTTATCAATTGGGCATTCCTGCGTTATCGGTTCCCTTTGGTGCGGGTAGTGGTAATAAACACGCATGGTTTGAATATGAGTTTGATAGACTGGCTGTGTTTGATGAAATCTTTATCTGTATGGACAATGACAGTGAAGGCGAAATTGCTACTCGGGAAATTGTCGGTCGTTTAGGTGCTCACCGTTGTCGCGTGGTTGAATTGCCATTGAAAGACCCGAATGAATGTCTACAAGAAGGTTTTAACGGTGAATTAATTAAACCCTATTTTCATGAAGCGGTAAGTCTCGATCCAGAGGAATTAAAGCGACTGGGTTTTTTTGAAGAAGAACTTTCGCGAGAATTATTCCCAATTGACGGCATAATACTTGGCTACAACCCGCCATGGGAAAAAACCAATAAAAAGATTTTATTTAGACCCGCTGAGCTTTCAGTATGGAGCGGTATCAATGGTCATGGTAAAAGCCAGTTCTTAGGCCAAGTCATGCTAGGTATGATGAATCAAGGTGCTAAAATATGCCTAGTAAGCCTTGAGTTGAAACCAACCAAATTGATAGCACGATTAGTGAAGCAAGCAACGGGCATGGGTGAGCCAAGCCCTGAATATTCCAGGGGAATGGTGCGTCATTACAATGACAACATGTGGATTTTTAACGTGGTTGGCAATGCTAAATCAGGCCGATTACTCGAAGTCTTTAAGTACGCAAGGCAACGTTACGGCGTTGACGTATTTGTGATTGACTCCTTCATGATGATGGACATAGCAGAGGATGACTACAAAGCACAAAAATCATTTATGGAAAAATTGTGTGAGTTCAAAAACCAATATGATTGCCATGTTCACATTGTTGTTCATCCAAGAAAGGGCGCAGATGAGGCAACAGCACCGAACAAGATGGATTACAAAGGAACCGGAGCAATTAGCGATTTAGCAGACAACTGTTTTTCAATATGGAGAAATAAAGCAAAGGAACACGCTGTACAAAAACAAAATCAAGGCTATCCGTTAACTGATAAAGAAGCCGAACGGCTAGATAAACCGGATTGTTTATGGTTTTGTGATAAGCAACGACATGGAGATTGGGAAGGTAGCCTTGCATTTTGGTATGATGTGGGAAGCTATCAATATTTAGAGACCGAAGGCAGGAAGCCCAAGGCTTTTTTTAAATTCTCATGTCTACAAAGCTAAGCGATAAAGCGTGTAAAGCAATCATTATTCTGGTAGCTAAAAAGCTTAATGTGGAAGCTCGGCTAATTACTACCCGATTAATGAGCGAAGACGATAAGAATGACATGCGTGCTGGCCTATTACCTACTGATGCGCTGGAGTGTCATGTAAGAGTATGGGTTGCTGCGGGAATGCCTGATTATGCTCATGGTAAAACAGTAGCCCTACGATACGAGCAAGAAAATAGCCCTGTATCGTAGGTACGTGAATTAAGCAGCTAAATATTGTTCAAGTTTCTTTAAGAGTAAATTTTCATCTTTGTCACAAAAAGTCTTTCTTCGCTTACCGAGCAAAATATTTACGGTAAGTTTATTTTCAAGTGAACTGATGTTAACAGCACATTTTCTTTTTTCTATGATTGCCCATAGTGTCGGCAACATTTTATGAATAATGTCCATTTATCCTTCCCCATTTTCCAATAAACAGATATGGCCTATTGCTGCAAATCTAGCTTCTTGTTCGGTTTCAAACCATTCATCTGAATCAATTGTACCATCATAATAAGGAGGGCATCCTTCGCTGTAAATTTTATAAATATAACCGTTTACTGTTTTATTAGTTTTACCTTTATTACTCCAAAGAGGTATTAATTCATGAAATATTTCAAACTCATAGCAACTGTATTTTTCTTTCATTATGCTG